TCTTCTTGTGTCAAGTAGGAACTAAAAAATTTTTGAGATTTTACAAGCCGTTCATAGGCGGATGACCACCCGTGAACGGCTTGTAACATTCAGCCTATTTGATTTCTGCTTTCTCAAAGATGTCTTTGAACTTCCAGACGATTTCGATGTTGTTCTGTCCATGAACATAGATAACAGAGATCAGCGCATGGGCAAGCTCGTAAGTAAGCCCTTCGCATTTCTGGAAATCGCCGACCACCTTGTCAAGCCTCTCATCGGAACAGGGATGCTCAGAATCAAGCTCCTGCATCCGCTCATGGCCTTGCCGGATTGCTTCTTCATTTTCGGCTATCTTGGCGTCCACCTCCGCTTTTCGCTTGAGATATTCCGCCTTTGTGATGCTGGTCAAAGTGTACTTCTCATACAGCCGGAGCTTTACTCCCTTGAGCTGTTCAGACTGCTTTTGCAGATCGCGGATTGTATCGGCACATTCTGAGATAGCAGATTTTCTCCGCTTGCTGATCTCATGTTCTTTGACGGCTTTCTTTTCGACCAGTGTGAGCATTTGCCCAATCGCTTTGTAAGCCGCGTTCTCAAGCCATGACTCGCTGTATTTTTCACCAACTGGGCACTCCGTATCGCGGTCATGTGTTGAGTGAGTACACTGATAGAAATATCCACCCTCATTTCGGAGCTTTCGCCGGGTAAGGGTGCGTTTACAGTTGCCGCAGCACACAAGACCTTTGAGGGGATAATAGCGCAGATTCCGTTTGGGATTCTTCTCACCGCCCCGGATAACTGCCTGAGCCAGCTCAAACTCTTCCTTGCTGACAATCGCTTCGTGCATCCCTTCGACGATGATCCAGTCCTCTTTCTTTTGAGAAATAGTTTTCCGAGAACCCACACCGCCGGACTTTCGCTTGTGGCCGACCGTTGCTCCTGTGTAAACATAGCTCGTCAGAATCTTGTAGACCATAGAAGCCGTCCAGCTTATCTTTTCGCTCATGCGGCTATACTTCTTCTTGTCAGGATGTTTGCCTTTGAAATATTGCCCGGGCGTCGGGATGTTATCATCGTTCAGGCTAAGGGCAATCTGTGAGGTATTCTGTCCTTTAAGGGCTTCGTTAAAGACCCTGCGCACGACCTCTGCGGCCTCCGGGTCAAGCTTGAGCTTGTTGCGGATTTCGGGATGAAGCACATAGCCGTAAGGAGCGTAGCCGCCCACATACTTGCCTTGCTTCATCATCTGAATTTTCGCGGTTGTCGTTTTGACAGAAAGGTCCTTGCTGTATGCGGCATAGATAATGCTGCGCATGACAACCTCAAGACCGCCGGTTGTTCCCTTGTAATCGTCGCTGTCATAGCCGTCGTTGATGGAGATAAAGCGAACGCCCATGAACGGGAAGGTGCATTCGAGATAATTGCCCGTCTCAATGTAATCACGAGAGAAGCGGGAAAAATCTTTGACGCAGATCAGGTTGATCTCCCCGTGCCGGACTTTCTCCATCATCGCCGAGAACTGAGGACGATGAAAATTTGTCCCGGTATAGCCATCATCCGCGAACTCAAGCCTCGGATATTTGGAAAGCGTAGGATGATTGTCAAGGTAGTGGTTGATGAGCATACGCTGGTTGCCGATGCTGTCACTCTCGGCCTTGCTTCCGCTGCCGGTATCTTCATCAGCCATAGAGAGGCGGATGTAGATGCCGATTGTGTAGTCTTTGTTCATTTACATCGCCTCCTGAACTTCTTTGATACTCTGAATGGTCAGCTCGTAGATGTCACCGTACTTCATGACCAGCTCCACAGCGCCGCCCTCATGGACTTTGACCAATTCAACAGACTCGTCTACTAAATCCTGAGAGAGCTGCGTTGCTGTGCTGACGGATTTCATCAAGGTAATCCACTTGTTATCGACCGACATAGCTTCGTCGAACTTGCTCCGGCGCTGTACTGCCTCATCCAGACGGCGGGACAGGTCAGCGTATTGTTCATCATAGCTCTTTTTGGCAAAGGAGTATTCCGCTTCATCCAGAAGCCCCTCAGCATAATCCTCGTAGAGGCGTGTCCGCTTCTTAGAAACGCCGTTGAGCCTCAGATTCAGGCTTGTAATGAGTGCATTCTGTTGATCGCGAATGTTCTTCTCGCCCTCGCTGCCCCTGAGCTTATCCAGCAGCTTGTCATAGTCAAGCGCAGCCTCAACTTGAAGCTGGATCGCTGCAAGCACATTCGCTTCAAGCGTGTCCTGCCTCGTGTAATGAGAGGTACAGTGCTCATATCGCCTGTTGACCGAAGTGCTGCACTCATAGTAGGCATACCAGCGTCCCCGCTTGTCCTTGTCGATCCTCTTGCGGTGAAAGTACATCTTCTTCCCACAGTCAGCACAGACGATTTTACCCTCGAACAGGTTGACGAGCGTTGCTCGGATTTCTTCGGTCTTCTGCATACTCGTCTGCCGAGCCTCAGAAGCCGCTTGGAGGATGTCCTGCACCTTCTGGAAGTCCTCACGGGAGATAATTGCCTCATGGGTGTTCGGGAACACAATCCACTCGTCCTTATCCTTGACATTATGGGACTTGATGCCCTTGTAGATTGCTTGCATGGAGCGGCCAAGGACGGTATCGCCCACATAATGCGGATTGGTCAGGATGCCGTACAGCGTTGAACTGTACCAGCCTTTGCAGGAGCATCCATCGCCTTTGCGGGTTCCGGTCTGCCGCTTCCGCAGCTCCGTATTTGGCGCTCCCATCCGGTCAAGCTCATCGAGGATCATGGGGATTGACCATCCCTCGATTTTCCACTGGAACATGAGCCGCACATACTGCGCCGTCTCTTCGTCAATGACCATGTTTGTGTGTTCTTCATTCCACCGATAGCCATACGGGAGGTTTCGCTTCTGGAATGTCCCTTGCTCCATCTGCGCTTTCAGGGCAGTGGAGACTTTGCGGGAAATATCCTTTGAGTAGAGGGCGTTTATCATGTTTTGCAGCGGAATCATCAGGCTCTCGTTCGAGCTGTCCGTATCGAAGTTGTCATAGTGCTCCTTGATAGCAATAAACCGCAAACCGATCTGCGGGAAAATGCGCTCAAGGTAGGTGCCGGTTTCGATGTAGTCACGGCCAAAGCGGCTGAGATCGCGGACTACAAGGCATTTAATCCTGCCGCTCTTGATGTCAGTCATCAGGCGGTTAAACTCCGGCCTGTCGAAAACCGTACCCGTCCGTCCGTTATCCACATAAACATCGACGAGATCTAGGTAAGGACACCCTGCAATATAGGACTTGCATATCTCGATCTGGTTGGTGATGACATCCACCTTTTCAGACTTGCCGCTGTTCTCCACAGAGAGACGGGCATAAATGGCCGTCGGGAAGATTTGCAGCGGTGCTGCTTCGCAGACCGGCTCTGCGGCTGCGATTTTTCTGCTTTTTCGTGCCATACGCTCATCCCTCCTTTATCCGGCAACGGCAAGTTCGTCGGCATAGCCGAGAACATATTCAAGTGTCTGCTGATACTCGTCTTTGTACTTGAAGACAATCTCTATCGCGTGATCCTCATAAATCAGGATGCGGTCAACCAGCGCCATGAGGACGCGGCGGTTCAGTTCTTCAATGTTTTCATACTGCTTAAAGAGCGTGACCCAATTTCGTTCAGTAGCCCCGGTTGTAACCGACTGCTTCATTTCCTTTTTCACGCGGAGAAGGGCTTCCTGTTTTTCCTCGATGATCTTGGTGTAGCTGTTGCGGAACTCAAAGTATTCCGACTTGTCGATGATCCCGTCCGAGAGGTCTTCGTAGAGCCGGAGCTTGAGCTTCTGATACCGCTCAATCTCTTCTTCGAGCTTCGCAATCTGCGCCTCATAGTTAAACGCTTTGCGATTCTGGGAAGGAAGCCTCTCAATCATCTCAAGCGCTTTTTCCAGATTGACCACAAGCTCGATCTGGTCATGGATGGCGCGAAACACCTTTTCCTCAACCTCTTTTGCGCTGATGCTGTGCGGGCTGCAGGTCCGGCTATGTTTGTTCGTCGAGCAGACATAGTAGATGTATTTCTTTGTCTTCGACGGGACGGTCTTGCGTGTCATGGACTGCTGGCAGTCTGCACAGAACAGGAAGCCGGAAAACAGGTGTGCCTCGTCCTGATCAGGCGAGCAGCGCATATCCCGCTTCATCATGGTCTTGACGGCCATGAAATCTTCATAAGAAACAAGCGCTTCATGCGCCCCCTCGACTTTGACCCACTCGGTTTCGTCTTTCGGCTGCACAACGCGCACCTTGTAGTTTGGCGTACCGCGCTTGCCTTGGGCAAGAACACCGATATATACCTCATTGGTGAGGATGCGCTGGACAGCTTTGTAAGTCCACTTTGCAGTGTCGCCGGTCTTGAAGACGGTATCGAACTTCACCCCCGCCGAGTGCTTATACTCCATAGGGGAAAGCACACCCATCTGATTCAGCCTTGCGGCAATGCGGCCGATGGAGAAGCCGTCCTTGTACATGGCAAAGATCATCTGCACATACTCGCTGACAGCCCCATCGACGATGAGCTGGTTTTTGTTATCCGGCGATTTCTTGTAGCCATAGGGAGCGAACGCCCCGACGAACTCACCGTTCTTTTGCTTGACCTCCAAGCTGGATCGAATTTTCATGGAAATATCCTTGCAGTAGGAGTCGTTGATGAGGTTTTTGAACGGGATAACAAAGGAATCCGACTGCGGATCGCCGGTCAGACTATCGTAAGCGTCGTTGACCGCGATAAAGCGGATGCCGAGCTGCGGGAATATCTTTTCCAGATACCGCCCGCCGTCGATGTAGTTTCTCGAAAAGCGGCTGAGGTCTTTGACCACGATGCAGTCAATCGCGCCTTTGCGGATTGCGTCTTCGAGCTTTTTGAAGTTCGGACGATTGAAGGAAACGCCGCTATAACCATCGTCAACGAACGGCTCGCAGACGATTTCCAGATCGTCATGCCGTGCAATGTAGTCCTCGCAAATGGCTCTTTGGCTTGCGATGGAGTTGCTTTCAACTTTG